GCGCCCTGAAAAGGGCGCGACGCATATATCCCTGCTTCCACCGTTTCCAACGTTAACCGCGTTGGGGCGGTGCCGTCTTCTTGGTCTAGATTCCCTACTAGTCAAATTGGGACGTTTCCTCCTGGTCCTCCGAGTGGTCCACGGTTGCGTATGGTTGATAGGAATGGCGCGGATCCTGTGAAGGATCCGGTATCCGGGCTTAATCAAATCCATGATTAAGTAATCAGCCAGCCATTAAACGGCGGTGACGTCCTTAATGGTAAGATGTCGGCCCTTAGACAAGGATATACAGCAGAGCTCTCACGAAGTGTGGGAGAGGTTACTGTGTAGCCTTCGCGGAACGGATTACTCCGTGACAAGCAAAGTTCATGGGGAACAAGCGCGCACCCGAGAACCACGACATCAATGATGCCGCAGCCCCGAAAGGGGACCACCGGTCGGCATGAGCTACATGTATCTTCTTCACGTGAAGAAGCGACGTTCACTTATGGACGTTGGTCTCTCGTTGCACGAGAGGTCTTGTTAGCGAAGGCGAGGTAACCAGGAGGGGCCAGGTGGAACCTCCCCCAGATCAAGCCCGTATGGGCCCGTCTGGGTCTGAGGCGAAACTGTGGTCGTCTTACTCGAAGACAAACACAGCCTGTCCACCAGGTCCCCTTAAGAAAGGGATCTGGAAAGGAAAGGTCGAGTCCGTTGGCGACAATATCACGATTTCTCATGATACTATCACTCGTTACCCGACCCCCAGTACCCTCTACCTTCGGAGCCCCATGTTTCCACACATCTTCCATCTTGAGAGACGATAGATACCTAATCAACGGGACCGCAATCTCACGGACAGACATCTTACAGATGAAGCCACAAGAGAGATCTTTGGCCCACTGGCAGGTGTTGGTAGATTGGGATCGGCAAGCATCTAGACCTTTTGTGATCGTAGATCCATTCGATCCAACTGGGCTCCTTTATCTGAATCAGGCTGAATACCTGTCTCAGGCTAAAGTTGCTGCTTCCACCGACCTACCAGTTTTGGTCGTTGCTCGTCCTGGTACTAAGGGTCCTATCCCTCTCGGCACTTCTTCTTCTCAAAATTCCCCCCTTCCGGTGGGAAATGAGACGAAGTGGACACGGCAGTGCCGTGCTTCGTGGAAGGCTTTCCTCGAATTCCGTTCAAGAATCCGAAGGGCGCTTCCAGTCGTCACCGGCTCTACCATGGTTTCCGAGAGTGCTAAAACCATTCATCGGACGGTGTATCTTTGGGCGAGAGAACTTGCTCATTACACCGAAGTGAAGAATTCAGGGATGATCCCCGTTTTGCTTCAGCCTCTGGCTGAGAAACTAGCAAGCCTCCTAACGCATAATGGCCGCACAGGAACCGTTACTTACCTTAAGGTAAGCCTGTTCGTACTGTACTCCTTTATGGCAGGAAGCCCCCTCAAGTCGACCGTTCCCTTAGGATGGGGAATACGGCTTCGAAATGGTTTGCCTGCAGATTGGGCACCGGAGTTGCGATCGAAGATTCGATCAGGGAACCTACCGCTTATACGGGTTATGGCTTCTCTTCTCAATATTTATCGAGCTATGGATGCGAAGCATCCTAAATACTCGGTAAGTACGATAGAGCAACCTCATCCTAATTTTGCGGACAACCAGACGTTTAAGGAGTTTCAGTTCTTTTGCCGGGAAATCTTCCCGGTAATACTGAGCTCCCATCACGACGGAGTTGTTCCTCCATTCGAGTACGAAAGCGCCTACGGACTTATGCTTAAGTCTGCGGGTGCCAACTACTCACCTGCCATGGCGTCTATCGTAGACGACGCTAGAGCTTGGGATCAAGCTCCTGTCAATTATGTCGACAACTGGTTCAAGCTTCATGGCGATCAAGCCATGAGTGCTGTGTTCCGGACTGTCAGACATGAAATGACACCTGCCGAGCTAGAAGGCAAAGGAATACAATCTCCATCAACCTTAAACGGTTATATGGGGGCTTGTAAACCCTCTTCTTGTCGTCAGGGGAGCCCAAAACCAATTCTAGGCCGTCTTCATACGATAGATGAGCCAGCTGGAAAGGTTCGAGTTGTGGCCATTTGCGATTACTGGACACAGGCAGCTCTCAAACCGGTGCACGATTGGCTGTTCCAAATCTTGGCTCGAATACCGCAGGATGCGACATTCGATCAAGACGGAACAGTTACTTCGTACTATCAACGGGGGCTGAGCCCCCATTGGTCTTATGATCTGAAGTCCGCGACCGATCTGATACCACTTGCCCTCTATAAAGAGGTCCTTGGTCCCATCTTCAGGGGTGAAGGTGAGTCCTTGGAACAAGGGGTAGCCAGAGCCGATCTTTGGGCCAAGATCATCGCCGATAGAGAGTTTGCCTTACCGCGAGAGCGCGGTCAGCCAGGAACCGTATTCACCAAATATGGTACTGGTCAACCAATGGGTGCGCTTTCCTCATGGGCCTCGATGGCGTTGGTACACCATGCGATTGTTCAATTCGCCGCTCACAAGGCGACTAGACAATCAGTGTGGTACACCGACTACCTAGTCTTAGGGGATGATGTGGACATTGCTCGTGTAGAAGCGGTTGCAACCGCCTACAAGGAGACGTGTTCCTCATTCTCTATCATAATCGGCCTTCACAAGTCTCTGAGCAGTTCGAAGAATTGCTTTGAGTTTGCGAATCGTCGATTCCATCCAACAGGTGACCTTTCACCGATCTCGTTTAGGGAAGAGCTTTCCGCTCGAACCTGGACGGGACGGTGGGAGTTTGCCAAGAGGATCTGTTCCCGACTAGGGAAATCCATCCAAGAAGTTCCAGCCGTCTTACGACGAGCTGTCACTTCGGCTCAGTGGAATGTGATCTGTCCAGAAATGGCAGGAAAACGCCCATCATCGCTCTCTCGCCTTGTTCAGTACTGTCTCCTAAACCCGCTGCAATCTCATAGTGAGATAACAGAGGTGAGGATATCTCATCTCTTAGACTGGCTGGCCAAGGGTCTGTCACAAGAACAGGCCCGGGTGGCTAAGTCAGTCAGAATCGATACTGAAGAAGGGAGAGTGCTCGAGCGAGATCTCGCACAATTTCTGATTCAGGAAATCGAACGAGAGTTTGCCGACAAGATATCGTCTAAGGCTCTGAAGACAGTACGTTTGCCAGTCTTCCCAGATTCCAAGGTCAAAGCTCACCCCGAGCTTTGGTCCGAGGGTCTGATGAATATGGGTAATACCGTTGACTACAGACAACCTTCGACGCTCTGGCGAGCTATGGAGGCGACCATGTCGCTACCTACTCCACCAGAGACGATCCGTAAACAGTTCTGGGCCAATCTTTCCGAGACGGATAATGATTACATCAAGATCCGTCAAAGAGGAATGGATCCATGGCTGGTTGCGGCGTATAGCCCGTATGCCTGGAAATACTTCCAATGTGCGGTTTATCTGCACAATGGTCGTGTTCTCCAGGACATCTTCGAGTTATACGAGGACTTCTACCACCAGTCCCGTCGTGTACCTTTAGGGAGCCTCCCGGTTCTATCTCTTGGACCGTATCCGGACGGATACCCCAACTACGTCGGGGAGCTCCTACGGATATGGATAGAGTTACTCACTCTTCCTAAGATGATCCTCTATGATCTCAACCGCTCTGTTTCGTGGAACCTCGATGTTGGAGAAGAAAGGGATCTTCTCCTCTTCAAAGGAACCATGAAGGAGTTTAGAGACCACAAGGACCGACTGTGGAAGCGAGCCATAGAACCTGAGATCGTATACGGGCCAATGCACCGGATAGCTAGTTTCCTAGCCGAGAGACTGGGGCTTGTTGCTCCAAATCTCCCTTTCTTCGCTCAAAGTCGAAGACCGAGACACTGGCTCAGATCCCTTAACCGGAGCCTCAATTCCTTTAGAGCCAGAGAAGCACTGCTAGAACGATACCGACTTGCCTGCAAGTATGCAGACAAACTTGGTATTTCGTCCCGACAGTACCACCCCCGAGGGCCGGCTGCCGTGTGGCAGGGGCTGGGAGTGTTATCTGACTCTGGGGAAACGGAGACCGGGGGAGGTGGGCGTGGTTAACCCACTTAGGGGGAACAAACTCTTTCTTTGAATCACATTCAGAGAGGAGCCCCGATTCTGAC